TATTGAAGATGAGATTCAGGAAGACCTTGAGCGGGGTCAAGTGAGCAAAAATACCCAAGAGGAACTCGAGGGTGACGACGCCGACACAGGCGATACGCTGGAGGAAACTAACCAAAGTAACAACAAAGATCGGTCGAATGAATCGGCCGGCACTGAGGTTAAACCGAAGGCATAACGGGGCGGGATGCCCATTAACATAGCGCAGGATGCGCGGAAAGGTCCACCATGTCCACCCATGATCTTATCCCCGAGCTCCCCAAGTGGGTTCTGGGACCTACCCTGGAGCTTCCTGAATGGATCTTCGGGGCCGAGGGCGAAGATGCTGCCAATGATGCTGACGGAGACGACAGCGGTAATGATGAGGGCTCGCAGGATGCAGCCCACGATGATGCTGACGACCCCAAGGTAATCGGGCTAAAGACCGCTCTTGCTCAGGAACGGCTTACTGCTAAGCAGATGAAGGCAGAGCTTAAGGAACTTCGAAAGCTGAAGGAGGAGAAGGCAGCTCGTGAGCTTGCTGACAAGAGCGATCTTGAGCAGGCCCTGATTCGGGAGGAACAGGAAAAGAACAAGACTGCTAAGCTCGCCGCCGGCTTCCTTAATGAGCGAATCAGCAACGCTGTTCGAGTTGCCGCTCAAGCTGCTAACTTCATCGATCCTGAAGATGCGATCTCTGGTGTGGACAGGGCGAGCCTCGTTTACGAACAGGATACCAGTGATCCCTCGGTCATTACTCTCGATGTTAAGTCGGTTCAGAAGGCAGTCAAGGATTTGGCTACCCGGAAGCCGCACTTTGTTCGAGCGGGTACTGATGATGGTGAACCTACTGGTGGAAAGTTCGGTGGTGCTAAGACTAAGCGCCAAACTGACACGGATACGCTGAAGAGCTTCTACCCGGGTCTGTAATAACACCCTAAATCTATCCCCTTAAGGAGGGGCCTCTAATGGCAAGGTACGATAAGTACGATCCGATTTCTGGTGGATTCCGCGCTCGCTTGAATGCGAATCTCACCCTTACCAGCGGTGCCTACATCGGCGGTGTCTCGCTGAACTCCAGCGGACGCGTTGTTACCGGTACTGCCGGCCAGTCTGGCATGGTTGGTGTCCTGGTTAAGAATGCTGCCCGTACTCCGGATGGCACGCCTAACCCGAATGCTCCGATTGGTGCCATGGCCGGCGACGTCGTGGACATCATGACCGACGGCGAGATCGTCGATCTCAACACCACGACCTTCCCGGCCGGTAGCGCTATTTATGCTGCTGCCAATGGTGTTCTCTCTACCACCAATACCGGTACGAAGGTCGGTTGGACAGTGGAAGCTGGCCGCCTGATCGTTCGCGTTGCCGGTTAATAACGAAAGATAAGGAGAACACTTAAATGAACACGACTCCGTCGATCAACTACATCGACTGGCTGCTTTCCGACGATGACCGCATGCTTCTTGGTGCCGAAGATGGCTTCAATGAGCGCGCAGATGTGGTTGTTGCCGCTGATGGTACCAACCTCAATACCTTCTGGGAGGAAGTCCAGAGCACCATCGCTATCCGAAATCGGGACAGGAGCCGCATCATCGATGCCCTGACCTTCCGGGTGACTGGCCCGCTCGAGGTTATCACGGCTCCGACCGAGATGGACTTCGAAGAGGCTTCCGAGTATGGTCAGCCCGTTGGTGCACGCGCCTCGGCTGGCAAGTTCTCGCGAGGTTTCGACTTCAAGTTCTACGATCTGGCCATCCGCTATACCTGGATGTTCATCGCAGAAGCCACGCTCTCGCAGCTTCGCCTTCAGCACAACCTGGCTCTCGAGGCCGACACCAAGCTGATGTTCAACAAGGTCATGCAGCGGTTGTTCAACCCGCTCAATGGCCAGGGCTTCAGCGACAAGAACGAGCCGCTCACCGTCTTCGGTTTCTACAACGCAGATGGCGAAGTTCCGCCGGCTTACAAGTTCACCACCTTTGCCGGTTCTCACAACCACTACATCACTTCCGGTGGTGCGACGGTTACTTCGGTGAACCTGAATACCATGGCAACTCTTCTCGAAGAGCATGGCTACACCCTCCAAGGCGGCTACAAGTTGGTTCTCTGGGTCAACAAGCAGGAAGCCGACGTCATCCAGACCTTCCGTACCGCTACTGGTGCCAAGTTCGACTTCGTGCCGAACCCGGAGCACTACGGCGGTGCCATCTGGGTGCCGAATAACGGTACCTACGTCGGTGGTCCCTCGGGTCGAGTGCCCGGCGAGCGCGGCACCTACGGCCCGTTCCATGTTGTGGAAGAGGGCTACATTCCGGCCGGTTACATGGTCGCAATCGCCACGGGTGGTCAGGACAACATCTCCAACCCCATCGGCCTGCGCGAGCACAGCAACCCGGCATACCGCGGCCTTAAGGTGATCCCGGGTCAGCGCAGCGATTACCCGCTGCTTGACTCGTTCTACCGCCGCGGCATCGGTACCGGTATCCGCCATCGCGGTGCTGGTGCGGTCATGCAGATTACTGCTGCCGGCTCCTACACGGTGCCTGCTCAGTACGACATCAGCTAAGTAATTCATGGGGGGTCGGGGTAATCAGCCAGCCTCGGCCCCCCTCCACACCCAAGGAGAAAACAAATGTCCAAGACTGAGACCGTGACTTTCCTCAATTCTCGAGGAGAGGTTATCAGCAATGATCCCGTTTGGAAGGCCCAGCAGCTTCTGGGCATTAAGCCGGATGATTCTGATGATGAGATGCCCGAAGAGAATCCCTATGCCAACATGAGTGCTCGTGAGCTCAAGGAGCTTGCCGCCGAGCGGGGTGTGGATATCTCGGGACTTAAGAAGGTTGGCGAGGTTCGAGATGCTCTCGCGGCCGCTGACGAAGAGGCTAAGTCAGACGCTGAGAAGTAATCAGCATGGAAGCCTCCTTGGAAAACATTCATAGCCTTAGGCTCCTACTGGGCGAAGAAGTTATCGAGGGGGATACTGAGAACGACTCCCTCTTTACTGATAAGCAACTGGGCTACTGGCTTGAAAATAACCCCACCCTCGAGCGTGCTGCGTATGACGGATGGCGAGCCAAGGCCGCCCAATTTGCCAACCTCGTTTCAGTTTCTGATGGTGCGGCTAGTCGGGAGCTCAGTGACTTGCTTGAGAATGCCAAGTCCATGATTACCCTCTACTCTCGATCATCTAGCGGACCTACTGAAGGTCGCACCCGGATTGGAAGGATCACTCGAGGATGAATCATGCAGAGCTTGTAATGCGCCGCAGAAACGTTTGGGCGTTTATCCAAGCAGATCCGGTCAAAATCGAGCTCAAGCATGATCCCGAGCCTACCAAGACCGCATCTGGGGGGCTCGTCAAGGGTCCCGCAATAACACGAGCTCCCCAGATTGCTCGGATCGTTCAAAACGTACGACGATATGACAATGGTCTCATTAACAGTGAGGCCGGCTATATTCCCAACACTATGTATCTGCTAATCGCTCGTCATAACTTTCTGGTGGAGGTGAATGACACTTTCCTTTGGCTTAACAACCATTGGCGAGTCTCAGGTATTCATCCTACTCGTAGCGAATCCCTTCTCTGTAGTCTTGACTTCCTAGGAGAGACTAATGTCCGGCCAGAATGAAATGAGCATGACCATCCGTGATGGGATTATCGCTTGGTTCGATGGCCCTGAGTGGGATGAAGTGGCTCTCAAAGCTATGAAAGAGGCGGAAGATCAAATCCTCAGCTTTGCTAAGGCCAATGCCCCCTGGGCTGATAGAACCGGCTTGGCAAGAGAGGGGCTATCAACCTACACATCTAATGATGATGGTACTCTGATTCTCGAGCTTTATCACACCGTTGAATATGGACTCTGGCTTGAGACTATCCAGAGCGCGCGATTTGCCACCATCATGCCAACACTAGAATCTTATGCCCCCTTTGCCTTCAGTAAGGTCGCCGCTGCTGTAAGAACGGCTAGAAGGGGTGAAAACCTATGACCGCTCGAACCTGGGTGTATGGAATGATGATGAACCATGCTCCCCTACAAGCTATAGTAGGCAATAGGATCTTTGCCAAGAAAACGATGACTTCATCAAGGGAAGAACACCCCTACATCGTATATAAGCTGGGGTACAACGCCAATGAAAACTTGGCCGAAGACCAACTAGTCACAAGGCAGTTCATTCAAATCTTTGTTCATGATTTCGCCGACTATGAATCAGGTAGCTATGATCGAGTAGATGAGGTTCTTGCCGTTGTTAAAGACTTGTTCTTCGAACAAAGCTCACCTGCTGA